TGGGCAAAACAATTCGCAGAAAAAATTGGAGCTAAATTTTTACCTTTTGGTCTTAAGCATGAGATGGTAGTAGCTGGAGGAATTAGAATATTTCATGACAATTTCAAAGATATAGACATAAAAACTATGTGGTCTGTAATGTCTACTGGAGTTTTATCAAGATCACTACAAATTGCTTTACCAAATACAGAATTTCATGCGGTAGCCGTAGCAAGAAATATTCAAGATGGAGAACTCGGTAGAGCTAAATTTTATACTCACTCAAAACCTTTCTTAAAAGAAGCTAAGATCATACCACCATTTGATTGCATTAGAACTTACGACGCTAAAGGTTGGGAATTGCTAAAAGAAAATGGTAAGCCAGGAGATTGGTTTTGGAATGTGGCCGCAAATATGCCTAAACCAAATCTTAAAGTTGAAGAAGTAGACTCTGATAGAATTTGGGGTGACCACAAGGATATGAAAAAATATATCAATTAATTTTAGTAAATTTGGTTATGAACATATTAGAACAAGCAAACGAAATAGTTAATAAGCGCTCAGAAGAAAAGGAGCGAGCTTATGGTCCATTCTCAGAGGGCATGCAGAGAGCTGCAATGATCATGAAAGGAATGACAGGTAAGGATTACACTGCTGAAGACATGTATGCTGCCCTAGTAGCTCTAAAGCTGTCTAGGCATTCGTATAATTACAAAGAAGACAATCTCTTAGATGCTGTAGCATATTTAGGAGCCTTAGACAATCACATAAAAGAAAAACAAAAAGATGAAAGTATTAAAAACACGGAACGTAAAGCTTCCAAGTAGAGGCACGCCTGAATCTGCAGGCATAGATTTTTATACACCTAATGATTTTGAAACAGCATCATTAAAACCAGGACAATCTGTATTAATTCCATCAGGAATTAAAGTTCAAGTTCCCAGAGGTTATGCATTAGTTGCATTTAATAAATCAGGAGTAGCAGTAAAACAAGGTCTTTCTGTAGGTGCGTGTGTAGTAGATGAAGATTATGAAGGAGAAGTTCATTTGCATATAATTAATACATCAGATAAAGATCAAATAATTACTACAGGACAAAAATTAGTACAATTCATTTTATTACCAATAAATTACGATAATGTCGAAGAAGTCCACGAACTACAATCAAGAAATACTCTTAGGGGTTCAGGAGGTTTTGGATCAACAGGACTTTAAGCAGCAGAGATTAGATAGAGTTTACATGAATATGGCTAAGGAAGTGGCAACACTATCTTATTGTGAGAGACACAAAGTTGGTGCAGTCTTAGTAAAGGATGATAATGTTATCGGTTTCGGTTATAATGGTACACCAAAAAACATGGACAATAACTGTGAAGAAAACAAAGTCACCAAAGACGAAGTAATTCACGCAGAGATGAATGCTATTTTAAAGGCGGCCAGACATGGATATGCAGTTAGCGGTGCAACACTGTACTTGACGCTATCTCCATGCAAAGAGTGCTCTAAACTTATTTTGCAATCAGGAGTAAAAAGAGTAATATATTTACAAGAGTACAGAAATACAGAAGGCTTAGAATTACTTAAAAAATTTATATTAGCTACCAAGTATGATAACAAACAATAATTACGACAATGCCACTGACGCTTTTAAACAAGCATATCAATATGTTAATGCTTACGGACAACATTATGGATCAACTAAAGCTGTTTTTAATTCGTCTTTTACCATACTCGATCCTATGGATAGAGTCATTACTACTTCTGCTCGTAAGTTTAATCAAGAGTATTCAGACTACGAATGGGATTGGTATTTAAAAGGAGATAGAGACGCTTCCGAAATATCAGAGAAAGCTAAGATATGGAAGCAAATGTTTGTTGGTGATACTACAGAAGTAAATTCTAATTACGGTTATTTCTGGAACTATAACAATCAATTAGATAGAGCTATAGAAGAATTAAAGAACAATCCTGTTTCTCGTAGAGCTGTAGTAGTTCACTATGATATCAACGAATTAGATAGATACAAGTATGACACTCCTTGTAACGATGTACTTAATTTCTATATGGAAGATGATTTTCTAAGTTTGACTGTATTCGCTAGATCTATAGATTTATGGTTCGGTTTTTGTAATGATCAATACTGTTTTTCTAAATTGATGGAATTAGTTGCAAATCGTTTAAATTGCAAAGTAGGAAAGATGCACTGGTTTATTACAAACTTACACATATACGAAAGACACTTTAATAAGTTTTAATCTAACAACACAAAAATAAAAGTTATGCAAGATATGTTGTCTTATTATCAAAGTACTCTTTGTTTAATAGATAGAGAAAAGATTGAGGAGAAAATATCTCATCTAGGAAACAAAAAATATAATAGATATCATTGGTGGAGAAGGTATCAAGATATTCAACAACTTGATGAAAAAGCACCAATACTTTCAAAGATTATAAATGGTGACTATGAATACCCGTTGTATTTTTACCAAGCGCAACACGAGATATATTTGATGTGGGATGAGGTGAAAGATATGAAGCCAAATGAAGACAGAATAGATCGTATAAATTTATACATGGAGCGCTATAGGAGACTCATGGAAGACTCAGAGAAGGAAGAACATAAAAGATTCAACGCTTTTAAAAAAAGACTGCAGATTCAGTTCAAAATTAGCAAAGAATTTTTAGAAGAAGTTATGGAATGTTTTGAAGGAACTAACGAAGATCTATATTTATATTTACAAAAGTTACATCATGAAAAGAATAGTATACGTATCAGCTGATTGGTGCGGTCCTTGTAAGACTTTTAAACCAATCCTTAAAGAAGTTACATCTAAATTAGGAATTCCAGTAGAATACGTTAACGTCGATTATGACGCTAAATATGTACAAGAATTTGGAATTCAATCAATTCCTACTACATTGTGTTTTAGCGATACAACTTTGCTTTGGAAAAAAAGTGGAGTGATCGCAGAATCTCAATTGAAAACATTATTAGATTAACAACTAATAAATTATAATTTTTTTTAAAAAAATATATTCATAAATTTATAGAAATTAAAGTTATGGCAAAGAAAATGGTTATAAGAAAACCAAAAGTAATATGGGACATTAAACCTTTCTTTGTTAATCATAAGATCAAGAATACTTACACAAGAATTTATTTCTTGCCTACTTTGATCTATATGTTCGATTATCACGAAAGCTACTTTGATCCTGGATCATTTTCTAGATGGAAGCTTAGCGTAAAATTCTTGATATTCGGATTCGGTTTTTGGATAACAAAAGAAACAAATGGATAAAAAACAACTTTTAACGACAGCAGTAATAGTACCCGGAAAGACTATTATCGAAACTCCAAACGACTCAGAACTAGGAGAAAAAATTAGACAAATGCTTTACGAAGCAGGAGAACCAAAGATTTACGAAAATAAAAAAGAAAAAGAATAAGCTTATGCAAGTTATATGTAATATAGGACACGAATCTTTACTGGTAGTAGGAAATACTTATACAGTAGTAGGAATCACTAAAAAAGGAAACTATCTTTTATCTGAGGTAGAATTACCTAAAGGACATACTTCTTTTTCTAAAGACAGATTCTATATTTTAGATGAAGGGGATATTGATTGGAATGAAGATTTTGAAGAAGCTTACTATGAAGAACAACCTTCAGATATAGTTCTTTAATTTATGGGGATAACATGGTATCGATCTGAATGATGAGATAATACCACATGCAGAGGGAAGGCATTCAAACCTCTTTAATATCCATGCTAAACAATAACTGACGAAATGTCAACAATGACCTTCGAAGATCTTATGGACTTCGTAGGCGCTGATTACGCTCTAGCAGCCTAGTTAGCATCAGGCGGTAGAGAGCCTAGGAACAGAACACAACAGCGAGTCGTACGCTAAAGAGACGGCATCCGGACGCATATTGCGAGCCGTAGTTTTCTTGATAGTCATAAAATCAAGTGGTGGAAACGACCATAAAGGTCAGCCCTTACTGATCAAAAGCAATTTAGATCTAAGCATGTGAGACGT